TCTAAAGACGCGGTACCATTTTAATCATGAAAGAGACGCGTAAATATTCCCCCCCTTACGCGTCTCTGACTTTTGACGAGGTGTGGCTAGCCGAAGATGAGCTGTGGGATATAAGTTTAAAGGAATCTAAGAAACAGAAAGAAGAGAGGATTAAAAAATTAAATGAACAGAATTTGTCCAACATGCAAAAAACAGTTCGAAATAACAAAGTGGCAGAAGAGTAAGATTTACTGTCAAGATATTTGTAAACCAGGATTCAAACCCAACGTTGGTAGACCAAGAGGGAGGCCAAAACGTGAAGTTTAAAAAAATATTTGAAGGCAACAACAGTGCCTATGGTCAATTAATTTTATCAGGGTTGACAAACGACAAAGGTAAAGCGGACGGTAAAGCTTACATAAAAAGGCAACCAATTAGCGACAATCTTTGGGAGGATCATTTGGCAGGAAAAGATCCTGCTTTGGGTGTCATACCCATAAATGAAAACAATATGTGTAAGTGGGGTTGTATTGATGTAGATCAGTACAACTTAGATCACCTATCTATTATGCGTAATATAAAAGGGTTTGATTTTCCATTGGTTACATTTAGATCAAAGTCTGGTGGAGCTCATCTGTTTTTATTTGCAAAAGATTTTATACCTGCCGCGTTAATGCAGTCAAAGCTAAAAGCTATGGCAGAGGTTTTAGGTTATGCAGGGAGTGAGATATTTCCAAAACAAACAGAGATATTAGTTGAACGTGGTGACACAGGTAATTTTTTAAATCTACCTTATCATGGGGGTATAGAAAGTAAAAGACACACATTTAAAGCTGGCGGTGAAGCGGCTAGTTTAGAATCATTCTATTCTATATATGATGAGTGGGTACAGACAAAAGAACAAATAGAAAATATTGTTGTCAAACAAAAAGCAGAAAGCAATGATGCTTTTAAAGACGGTCCTCCATGTTTAAACACTTTAGCACAAGATGGGTTTGGTGAAGGATCACGGAACAATGCACTATTTAATTTAGCAGTCTATCATAAACAAGCAAGCCCAGATAACTGGGAGGACATGTTAATGTCTGACAATCAAAACTATATGAACCCACCTTTGTCTTTTCAAGAGGTGCAGAATTTAATTAAATCTATTGGTAAAAAAGGTTACGACAAATATAGGTGTAAAGAACAACCAATATGTGGTGTATGTAATGCTGCTAAGTGTAGAACTAAAAAATTTGGTGTCGGGTTTGAAGAAGAGCAGATGCCAGAGCTAGATACACTTACAAAAATAACATCTAATCCGCCACAATGGTTTTTAAATGTTGGAGGCAAACGTGTAGAGTTAAAAACAGAGCAGCTACACAATCCTAATTTGTTTGCAATAGCAGTCTTGGATCAAGCAAACGTGGTGTCACCAATACCAAAGGCGCAAGACTGGAGAGAGGTTTATCTAAAAACTTTGATGCAGAACTTACAAGAGATAGAACCACTAGAGTCATTAGATCCAATAAACCAGATAGTAAATTTATTGTATGACTTTACAGTCAACAGACCTGCCGCAAGAACAAAGGAAGATATGTTAAACAAGATGTCCTGGACTGATGAGGGTTACACATATTTTAGAATGGATGACTTTTATTCTTTTTGTAAACGAAACAATTGGGAAATGGATAAAATTAAAACAGGTAATTTAATTAAGACACTTAAAGATATTTTTGAAGACGAGATTAGAATGACTCTAAAGAACCAAACACCAAGAGTTATAAAGATAAAAGCGATGAGAAAAACAAAACCGGAGATAAGCCAAGAGAAATATCAGGAGACGCCTTTTTAATGAAAGCTAAACAAGTCGAATACAACAATATAAAATTTAGAAGCATATTAGAGTGTAGACACTACATGTTGATGGTAGAGATGTTTCGGTGGAAAGTTGAGTATGAACCAGTTGTTGAGGGTTTATACGGTTGGTTACCTGATTTTTTAATTAGGGCTAATTCTATGGAGGGGAAAGATAGACCAACCGAAAAGCCTATGTGTGATATTTTAGTTGAGGTTAAACCCATCAGGGACTTTGAAGAGTGGATAAGTCATCCTGACTTTAATAAAATAAAAAAAAGTGGTATTGAAAAAACTATAGTTCCATATGATTTTTTAGTTATAGGTGCCACTCCTTTTTTAGAAGACCAAGATCATAAACCTGCATATGGTTTTTATTGTCCATTAGGAACATACAGAAAAATGAATAACAAAAAACCGTTTACCGCGGATATGGCATATGAAAAAGACATGTATTCAATTGACAAAGAGGGCCCTTTTTCAACAGATTTGATTATGAAAGAGATTGATAAAAACTTTTTAGAGCTCCATGAAACAAATTTTTTAAATGATACTAGTTTATATCCAGCTGGTTTAGAATATGGCGATTTTAAAATGCATAACTATTATGTTGATATAAGTTCTGCGTGTAAAAATAATAATTTTTATAATGCACGATATAAGGGAAGCTCAAGATTTTGTATTGAACAGAGCTGGAACGAAATATCATCAGAAAAAAGGTGGAGTCCAATTAAATGAAAACAATAATACTAGGGCCACCGGGCACAGGCAAGACAACAACGCTGCTAGATTTAGTGGACGACTTTTTACGATCAGGCACAGATATAAAAAAGATAGGATATTTTTCTTTTACAAAGAAAGCTGCGTGGGAGGCAACACGTAGAGCAGAAGAAAAGTTTATGTTGGACTATAAAGACATACCATACTTTAGAACACTACACTCATTGGCGTTTAGAATGTTAGGTGCAAAGAAAGAAACTGTAATGGATCATGCAGACTACAGAGACTTTGGTTTGAAATGTGGCATACCAATCAAGACAGCTTGGTACCAAGATGGCAATGGCACATTTAATTCTGACAATGAGTATCTACGTTTGATAAACAAGGCACGAGTTTTAGAGATGCCTGTCTTGGATTTATACGACAGAAACGAGCACAGTATGGACATAGAGCGAGATCTATTATATCTTTTAGATCAAGAACTTAAACGATACAAAGAAGAAAAAGGACTTATCGACTACAATGACATGGTTATTAAATTTACGGAACAAAACATATCACCGTCTTTCGATGTGCTATTTATCGATGAGGCGCAAGATCTCTCTCCACTACAATGGAGAATGGTTAGAACGTTATGGAGCAAAGCCGACAAGACATATATTGCCGGTGATGATGACCAGGCTATTTTTAAATGGGCTGGTGCTGATGTTGATACTTTTATTGCACTTAAAGAAGAAGTAGATTACGTCGACACATTAAATCAATCTTACAGAATACCTGGTGGACCGATACATGAATTGTCACAACGGATAATTAGAAATGTTTCCAACAGATACGACAAAGATTATTTACCAAGACAAGAGATGGGTGATCTTACGAGATACTCTGACGTCACACAGGTAGACATGTCACAAGGTGAGTGGTTAGTGTTGTCAACTGCCAATCACTTTTTAGATAACATAAAAGATTTATGTGAACTACAAGGTTGGTACTACTCACACAAAACAAAAAACTCTGTCAAACTAGATTTACTTCTTGCGATACAAACGTGGGAGAGATGGAGAAACGGTGAACAATTATTACCGGTTGCATCAATAAAGAATATTTATTCTTACCTAGGCGCCAACGTAACCAAAGGTTATCAAAAAGGTAAAACGATGGACGATAACGAAGAAGGTTATTACATTGAAGAGTGTCTCGAGAACCACGGATTACAAACACAAGATGTTTGGTACAAAGCGTTTGCAGGTTTAGATACCAACACAGAAAATTATATTCGTAATATGCTAGCGAACAAAGAAAGTTTTAAACAAAACCCACGCATAACTTTATCAACAATACACGGAGCGAAGGGAGGTGAAGCTGATAATGTATTACTACTACCTGATATTACTAAGTCTGCTGCTGATCAAAATGACATCAACCCGGACGAGCTACATAGATTATTCTATGTTGCTGTGACACGTGCAAAGAAAGCTTTGCATATATTAGAACCAAGAAACTATGACAGGGCGTACATGTTGTGAGATTTCATGAACACATAAAGGGAGACAAAGCAGAATACATAGCTGCGATGTGGTTATGGGATCAAGGATATTTAGTTTGCAGGAACATGTCACAACAAGGACCGGTTGATCTGGTTGCAATAAAAGAACACGAAGTTATACTGATAGATGTAAAATCAGAATGTAGAAGAAAGAGAGACGGATACAAAATAAACAGATCACTAACACCAGTGCAAAAAGTTCTTGGTGTGAATATTTTAAATGTAAATGTAGAAACAGGAGAATGCACCTATGTTTAATCCATACGACAACCAGGTCGGAGGCGACCATTACAAAAAATACCAGATACAGCCTAGCGAATTCATTAATAAAAACAAGTTGTTATTTGCTGAGGGATCTGCTATAAAATATATTGTAAGACATCAAGATAAAGGAGGCAAAGAGAGCCTCGAGAAAGCGAAACATTTTATCGATATGATAATCGAAAGGGACTACAGTTGAGGACACTACAGCAACCACTCTTCACACCAGAAACAGAGTGGGTACCACCAGACAGATATCCAGATTTATCCAGTCACTTGGAGATAGCCATTGACTTGGAGACACGAGATCCAAACCTGCTCACAATGGGATCAGGTTCGGTAAGAAGAGACGGAGAAGTAGTCGGTATCGCCGTTGCGGTCGAAGGCTGGTCCGGCTACTTTCCAATAGCGCACGAAGGTGGGGGGAACATGGACCGCGCATTAACCCTGGATTGGTTCGAGGAGTTATTACAAACCACATCAACAAAAATATTTCACAATGCTATGTACGATGTATCATGGATACGATCGATGGGCTTTCAAATAAATGGCGGCATCATCGACACCATGATCGCTGCAAGTTTGATTGATGAGAACAGGTGGAGTTACACACTAGACTCTGTTGGTAAAGATTATATTGGCATGCGTAAGAATGAAAAGCTTTTACAAGATGCTGCAAAAGATTTTGGAGTCGATCCAAAAGCAGAGATGTGGAGACTGCCCGCACCATTTGTGGGTGAGTATGCAGAAAAAGATGCAGAGATTACATTAAAGTTGTGGCACGCACTGCAGCACGAAATATCAAAACAAGATCTGTGGGATGTGTTTAATTTAGAAACACAACTGTTTCCGTGCCTGATTGATATGAAATTTAAAGGTGTGCGAGTTGACATAGAAAAATCAGTTGCCGTCAGAAAACAACTTAGCATAACTGAACATGATTTATTACAAAACATAAAAAAGATTGCAGGTTTTGATGTAGAGATCTGGGCAGCGGCATCTATCGCCAAAGCATTTGACGCACAAAAGATTCCATACGATAGAACAGAGAAAGGCGCACCAAGTTTTACGAAAAATTTTTTAGCAACACACCCAGCAGAGCTACCCAAACTTATTAACGAAGTACGAGAAATCAACAAAGCCAATACTACATTCATCGATACAATACTGAAACACGAATACAAAGGACGCATACATGCTGATATCAATCAGATACGATCTGACCAAGGCGGCACGGTTACAGGTCGTTTTAGTTATGCAAACCCTAATCTTCAACAAATACCAGCACGACACAAGCATCTTGGACCGTTGATTAGAAGTTTATTTATACCAGAAGAAAAATGTATGTGGGGTTGCTTTGACTACAGTCAGCAAGAACCTAGAATTCTAGTTCACTTTGCATCGCTGATGAAGTTGGAAGGCACAGGTGCGATTGTAGATGCATACAACGATGGCAGCGCAGACTTTCACCAGATGATTGCTGACATGGCCGGTATTGATCGTAAACAAGCAAAGACAATTAATTTAGGTATTATGTATGGCATGGGCAAAAACAAACTCATGGCAGAACTAGGACTTATGAAAGACGCAGCTGAGAAACTATTGAAGACGTATCATCAGAGAGCGCCTTTTGTAAAACTTCCC